TACGGTCCTATAAACATTGATCTTCAAACTGGAGAATACACTATTGTCGAAGTAGAAGACAAAAAATAAAGTGAGTAATGTTATAAGAAAAATCAGTATTGGATCTGATTATAAAAATGATGCTATGCACTATTCTATAGGCCAACAGGTTTATGGTGGTCATGAAATAGCTTATATCATTCATGAAACAAAAGATAGCTCTTATAATATTCATATAAAAAAAGCAGATGAGATATTGCCGTGGAAGAAATTTAATTCTAACATGGCTATATCCATTGAATATGATTTAGAATATTAATGCGTAGCTTATATGATTTCATAGTAGAGCCAATTGGTGACGCTTATGAGAATGAAATAGAGATAGAAAACGTTAAGATAATATTAAACACTAAAATAGAAAGTTATAAGTTTGTGAATAACGTAGCTAAAGTAATTCAAGTTCCTTTAGCTTTCACAACTTTAATAAAAAAAGGTGATATAATTTTAATACACCATAATGTTTTTAGAACTTTCTATGATATGAAAGGTGTAAAGAAAAAATCAAGATCTTATTTTTATGACAATAAATATCTTTGCTCATTAGATCAGATTTATTTATATAAAAGAAACTCAAAATGGATGTCTATTAATGACAGATGTTTTGTAAAACCTTTGAAAAACGAAAGTGATTTTAAGGTTGATAAAGAACAAAGCCTTGTTGGTATATTAAAAATAGGTAATAGTTCGTTAGAAGCGCTAGGAATACACGAAGGAGACACCGTTGGCTACACGCCATACGGAGAGTACGATTTCGTAGTTGACAAAAAGCGTTTATATTGTATGAAATCAAATGATATTGTAATTAAATATGGATACCAAAGAAATAAAAAAGAATATAATCCAAGCTGGGCGAATAGCGGTTGATGAATTAATCAAGGTTGCTAAAGAACCTATTATAGATTTTGGCCCTGATATATCTGCGGATCGTTTAAAAAATGCAGCTGCTACAAAAAAACTTTGTATCATGGATGCTTTTGAAATAGTTACAAGAATACAAGAAGAAGAGGATATATTAAACGAAAAACCTAAAGAGGCTAAAGAAGAAAAAAGTTTTAAAGGTTTTGCAGAGGGTAGATCTAAGTAATGTACGATCAAAGATTATTTGAGGTATTAAAAAACCATATTAAACCTAAAGTTTTAAAACAAAAAAATAGGTATAAAAAATGGGAGTACGGTTACAATCAAGAATTTGATATGATTGTAATTAGTAAAACTGGTGAGGTTGGTGAAGTTTACAGAATACAAAATTTAGTAATAGCTTTACCAAAACAATCAGAAAAGATTATAAAGTTTAAAGACAACAAATGGCAAAGGACTGAATTACCTAAAGTTTTTAAAAATATTAAAACAATATTTGACTGGGATGAGTATGATGTTGATTTTAAAGAAACATGGTATGATTACATTGATAAAGAGTTTGAGCGTAGAGAAAAAGGTTTTTGGTTTTATAATAAAGACAAGCCTACTTATATTACTGGCACTCATTATATGTACCTGCAATGGTCCAAGATTGATGTTGGGAAACCAGATTTTAGGGAGTCAAACAGATTATTCTTTATATTCTGGGAAGCTTGCAAAGCCGACACAAGATGCTATGGTATATGCTACCTTAAAAACAGACGGTCTGGTTTTTCATTCATGGCATCAGGCGAAACTGTTAACAGCGCAACAATATCAACGGATTCAAGATTCGGTATCTTGTCTAAGTCAGGACCAGATGCTAAAACAATGTTCACAGACAAAGTTGTACCAATCTCGGTTAATTACCCGTTTTTCTTTAAACCCATACAAGATGGTATGGATCGACCAAAAACAGAACTTGCTTACAGAGTACCCGCTAGCAAATTTACTAGAAAAAAACTAGAAACAAATGAAACACTTAGAGAGTTAACAGGTCTTGATACAACTATTGATTGGAAAAATACTGGTGATAACAGTTATGATGGTGAAAAGCTAAAACTTTTAGTTCATGATGAATCAGGTAAATGGGAGAGGCCAAATAATATTTTAAATAACTGGAGAGTTACAAAAACAACACTACGATTAGGTAGTAAAATTATTGGTAAGTGCATGATGGGTTCAACGTCAAATGCTTTAGATAAAGGTGGTGAGAACTTTAAGAAACTTTATTATGACTCAGACGTTACCAAGAGAAACGCCAATGGACAGACTCGCTCAGGATTATATTCTTTGTTCATACCTATGGAATGGAACTACGAAGGATACATCGACTCTTATGGCGTACCTGTATTCGATACCCCGAAACAGCCGGTTGAAGATCCCCATGGCACAAAAATAAATCTAGGTGTTATAGAGTATTGGCAAAATGAAGTAGATGGCCTTAAGGGTGATCAGGATGGGCTTAATGAGTTTTATAGACAGTTTCCACGTACTGAAGAACATGCGTTCAGAGATGAAGCTAAATCTTCTTTATTTAATTTAACTAAAATCTATCAACAAATAGACTGGAACGCTGATATTAAAAATAGTGGAGTAATAACTCAAGGAAATTTTCAATGGACTAATGGCATCAAAGATACAACAGTTGTTTTTAACCCTACGAATAACGGAAGATTTTTTATTTCATGGGTTCCACCAATAGATTTACAGAATAATGTTATTGCAAAAAATGGTAGAAAACATCCCGGTAATGAACATATGGGTGCTTTTGGCTGTGATAGTTATGATATATCCGGAACAGTAGATAGAAGAGGATCTAATGGAGCTTTACATGGTTTAACTAAATTTAGTATGGAAAACCATCCACCTAATCATTTTTTTTTAGAATATATAGCTAGACCTGCAACTGCAGAAATATTTTTTGAAGATGTTTTAATGGCTTGTGTATTTTATGGCATGCCTATACTAGCAGAGAATAACAAACCAAGACTTTTATATTATTTTAAAAGAAGAGGTTATAGAGGTTATTCTATGAACAGACCAGATAAGATATATAACAAATTATCTATTACAGAAAAAGAAATAGGTGGTATACCAAATTCCAGTGAGGATATAAAACAAGCTCACGCCGCGGCAATAGAATCCTATATACAAGATCATATAGGTTTAAATGCTAACAATGTCTATGGAGATTTATATTTTCAAAGAACACTAGAAGATTGGGCTAAATTTAATATAAATAATAGAACAACTCATGATGCTTCTATTAGTTCAGGATTAGCTATTATGGCTTGCAATAAAAATAAATATAGGCCTGTACCTACAAGAGTTGTAGTTAAACATAATTTAGGTATAAAAAAATACGACAATAAAGGTGATATTTCACAAATAATACAATAAATGAATATAAACTATAATAGTAGCAGCACGTTTCCTGAACAGGTGGTACCTATGGAGGAAAAGATGTCTTGGGAGTATGGAAAGCAAGTTGCTGATGCCATACAATCAGAATGGTTTGCGCAAGGAAGAACTAATGGTAATAGGTATTTAACTAGCTTTAATAATTTTCACAACAGAAGACTATACGCTAGAGGTGAACAAAGTGTACAAAAATATAAAGATGAATTATCTATTAACGGTGATTTATCTTATTTAAATTTAGACTGGAAACCAATTCCAATATTGTCTAAGTTTGTGGATATATTAACTAATGGTATATCTGCTAAAGACTATGAGATCAAAGCTTATGCTCAAGATCCTGAGTCAATGAAAAAAAGAACTAACTATGCAGAGGGTCTAGCTAAGGACATGTTTGCTAGAGATATTCAAGAAAAAGTAAAAGCAAGTACTGGTGTAGACATATCTAACACTAAAATTGCTCCAGATGATTTACCAAAAACTATTGAAGAAATGGAATTGCACTTGCAACTTTCATATAAACAATCAATAGAGATAGCAGAAGAAGAGGCTATTAGCCAAGTGTTAGCTCAAAACAAGTTTGAGTTATTAAAACGTAGAATAAACTTAGATTTAGTTACGTTAGGTATTGCAGCTGCTAAAACAAATTACAACCCATCAAATGGTATAACGCTAGACTATGTTGATCCAGCTTATATGATTTACTCTTATACTGAAGACCCTAACTTTGAAGACATATATTATGTAGGAGAAGTTAAAGCTATGACAATACCTGAGCTTAAAAAACAATTTCCTAATATATCTAATGAAGAATTAGAGAGATTACAAAAAAATAATTACAACAATAACTATACATATGGTTATGGTGACTATGATTCGAACACGGTTCAAGTGTTGTTTTTTGAATACAAATCCTACATGGATCAAGTTTTTAAATTAAAACAAACTGAATCTGGTTTAGAAAAAATATTAGAAAAGCCTGATACATTTAATCCTCCACCATCAGACTCTTTTTCTAGAGTTAGTAGAAGCATAGAGGTTTTATTTGAAGGTGCTAAAGTTTTAGGTACAGATGTATTATTAAAATGGGAGTTATCAGAAAACATGACCCGTCCATTTGCTGATACTACGAAAGTAGAAATGAATTATGCTATATGTGCACCAAGAATGTACAAGGGTAGAATAGAATCTTTAGTTACTAAGACTATGGGTTTTGCTGATATGATTCAATTAACACATTTAAAACTACAGCAAGTATTATCTAGGATGGTACCAGATGGTGTGTTTTTAGATATGGATGGATTAGCTGAGGTTGATCTTGGTAATGGTACAAACTATAATCCAGCAGAAGCTTTGAATATGTATTTTCAAACTGGTTCTGTTGTAGGTAGATCGTTAACTCAAGATGGTGAAATGAATAGAGGTAAAGTACCTGTTCAAGAATTAGCTTCGTCAGCTGGACAAGCAAAAATAAGTGCTTTAATATCTACTTATAATTATTATCTACAGATGATAAGGGATGTAACTGGTCTTAACGAAGCTAGAGACGGTAGTTTACCAGACAGAGATACGCTTGTTGGGTTACAAAAAATTGCAGCTCAACAATCAAACATTGCTACAAAGCATATTAACAACGCTAGCTTATATTTAAGTTTAAGATTATGTGAAAACATATCTAAAAAATTAGCTGATGTACTAGACAATCCTTTAACTAGACAATCTTTAATGCAAAGTATATCTGTTTACAATACAGCAACTTTGGATGAAATGAAAAATCTTTCTTTACATGATTTTGGTATATTCTTAGAACTAGAACCTGATGAAGAGGCTAAAGCACAACTTGAACAAAACATACAGGTTGCTTTACAAGCTGGTGGTATTGAATTAGAAGATGCTATAGATTTAAGACAAATTAAAAATTTAAAACTTGCCAACCAAATGCTTAAGCAAAGACGTAGGTTAAAGCAAGAAAGAGATCAGAAAGTACAACAAGCAAACATACAGGCTCAAGCTGCTGCAAATGCTCAATTAGCAGAAAAAACAGCTATGGCCGAAGTACAAAAACAACAAGTATTAACTGAGCAAAAAGTTAACGTAGAGCAAGCTAAATCTCAGTTTGAAATACAAAGAATGCAAACAGAAGCAGAAATTAAACGTATGCTAATGGCAGAAGAGTTCAATTACAACGTTGAACTTGCTAGAGCAAATAGACAAACTGAATCTGGAAAAGAACAAGAGATAGAAGACCGAAAAGACAAAAGAATTAAAATGGAAGGTTCTCAACAAAGTACAATGATACAACAGAGACAAAATGATGGACCACCAGTTAATTTCGAGTCAAGCAACGATAGTCTAGGAGGCTTTGGATTAGAAGCTTTTAGCCCTAGATAATTACTAATTTTATAATATTATATTATGTCAGAACAAACAAAAACAGATGAACCTGTTAAACAGGAAGGTGACTTTAAATTGACACCAAAGAAAAAATTACCTAAAAAATTAGGTAATATTAACAATGATCCAATTAAAGTTGATTTAACAAAACCAGAGGCAACAGGTGAAATAATACCTAGTGTTACAAAGGTTACAATACCTAAAGAAAACGATGCCATTTCAGAGCAAAAAACAGGAGGATTATCTGAAGATCAACGAACCGGAGATATACAAAAGGTGGATGAACAAGTACGGTCCAGCGAAAATGTGGAAGTACAAGAACCCAAACAAGAAGATTCTATCGTTGAAATCGAAGAAATAACTCAAGAACAAGAACAAGAGGTTAAAGAAATTAAACAAGAGATTGCAGAGGCTCAAAGAGACGAGCAAGTTCTTGGTAAAGCTTTACCTGAAAATATAGATAAACTAGTAACCTTTATGGAGGATACTGGTGGAACAGTAGAAGATTACGTAAGATTAAATCATGATTACAATAAAACAGATGATGTTACTTTACTTAATGAATACTACAAACAAACAAAACCTCATTTAAATGGAGAAGAGATTGCTTTCTTACTAGAAGACAATTTTAACTTTGATGAAGAGGTTGATGAAGCTAGAGATATAAGAAAGAAAAAACTAGCTTTTAAAGAAGAAGTTGCAAAAGCACGTAAAGAGTTGGACGTTCTTAAAGATAAATATTACCAGGAAATCAAGTTGAGACCTAGTATATCTAAAGATCAACAAAAGGCTACGGACTTTTTCAACCGATACAATGAGCAGCAGAAAACGATGGAAACAAACCATCAGGATTTTAAAAACAAAACTAACGATATGTTTAATGCAGAATTTCAAGGGTTTGATTTCGAGCTAGGGCAGAAAAAGTTTAGATATAAAGTTTCAAATCCTAAACAAATTGGTGAAACACAAACCGATATTAGTAAATTTATAAGTAAATATACAGATGATAAAGGAGTTGTAAATGATCCAAAGGGTTATCACAAAGCGTTGTACGCTGCTATGAATGCTGATAAAATTGCTAATCATTTTTACGAACAAGGTAAAGCTGATGGTGTAAAAACCATAGTTGACGGTTCTAAAAATATCTCAAGTGGAAAACCAAGGCAGGTTGCCGATGGTAACGTTTTCGTAAACGGATTAAAAGTAAAATCAATTAGTGGATTGGATTCAACAAAATTAAAAATAAAAACTAAAAAATTTAACTAATTAAAAATTAATAATTATGGCTTTAAGTCCACAGTTTGGAAGTATTATACCTTCTCAAGCTCAATCAATTCTTGCTAGCAATTACCTTCAATTTGACGGTGCTGGTGCGAACTCAAACAACTTTGCTCAACAATACCTACCGGAATTGTATGAACAAGAAGTAGAAAGATATGGTAACAGAACGTTATCAGGATTTTTACGTATGGTCGGTGCAGAAATGCCGATGACATCTGATCAAGTAATTTGGTCTGAACAAAATAGATTACATATTGCATACAATAACTGTACGTCTGCATCTGCTGCTGGAACAATTACTATTCCTGTAACCGCTGCAAATGCTGCTAACCCTATTGTAAATGTAATATCTCCAGGATCAACAATTGTTGTAATGGATAACTTTGGAAACGAAGCAAAATGTTTTGTTAGAATATCTGACACTGCTTTAAACGGTGGTGGTGGTAACCCAGGACAGTTAACTGTAGAGCCTTATGGTTTTGCAACTTTAGCTCTTGCTGGAATTGCTGATGGTGCTGGTAAGAAAATATTTGTTTATGGTTCTGAGTTTCAAAAAGGAACATCAACTGCTAACGCAGGTGTAGGTGCAAACACTTACGCGGCTGTTAACAATCCACAAGTAACAGTTACTCCTTCTTTTACTCAATTTTCTAACTCTCCTATTATACTTAGAAGTACTTATACTATCAATGGTTCTGACACTGCTCAGATCGGTTGGGTAGAGGTTGCTACTGAAGACGGTACTGGAGGTTATTTATGGTACTTAAAAGCTGAGTCTGAAACTAGACTTAGATTTGAAGATTACCTAGAAATGGCTATGGTAGAAGGTGAATTAACTGCTGGTGGACCTGGTGCATTAACTGCTCAATCACTTGGTATGCAAGGTTTATTCGCTGCTATCCAAGCAAGAGGTAATGTACAAGTTGGTTTCAGTGCTGCTTCTGGTTTAGATTCATTTGATGCAATTCTTAAAAATTTAGATACTCAGGGAGCTATCGAAGAAAACATGCTTTTCTTAAATAGATCTTCAAATCTTGATTTTGACGATATGCTAGGATCTATCTCTGGTGGATTTGCTGGAGGAACTGCTTTCGGTTTATTTGAAAACTCTGAAGAAATGGCTTTAAATCTTGGTTTCTCAGGATTTAGAAGAGGTTCTTATGACTTTTATAAAACAGACTGGAAATACTTAAATGATGCTTCTACAAGAGGTGCACAAGCTGGACCTGCTTCAATTGAAGGAGTTTTAATACCAGCTGGTACATCAACTGTTTATGATCAGATTTTAGGCACTAACATTAGAAGACCATTTTTACATGTTCGTTATAGAGCGTCACAAATTGACGACAGACGAATGAAATCTTGGTTAACTGGTTCAGTAGGTGGTGCTTTCACTTCATCTTTAGATGCAATGGAAGTTAACTTCTTATCTGAAAGATGTTTAGTAACTCAAGCTGCTAATAACTTTGTGTTATTCAAAGGATTATAATTTAATCCAAACGTAATAATTATCCCCGTCAAATGGCGGGGGTACTTATTTTTTTTTAAACTATTTAATTATATAATATTATGTCAAAACAAAAAATAACTCAACCGGAGGGTTGGGAGATAAAAGATAGAAACTACTATCTAACAGGTCAAAGTTCCCCATTAACCTTTACAATACCTAGTAAGCATACAAGGAAACATCCTTTACTATGGTTTGATGAAGCAAACGGAGCTCAACGAGAATTAAGATATGCAACAAATCAAGCCTCTGTATTTGTAGATGAACAAAAAGGAGAGGCAACTATGGGTCACATAGTATTTAAAGACGGGGTTTTAGCTGTGAAAAAAGAAGAGCAAGCCTTACAAAAATTACTATCAATTTATCACCCATTAAGAATACATAGGTTCGATGAATTAGAACCACAAAAAGTAGCTGTAAGCGAACTAAATGAATTAGAGTTTGAAATAGATGCATTAAATGCAGCTAAGTCAATGGATATAGAACATGCTGAAGCAGTTCTTAGAGTAGAGTTTGGATCTGGAGTAAATAAATTGAGCTCTAAAGAAATAAAAAGAGATTTACTTTTATTTGCTAAAAGAAATCCATCGCTATTTATAGAACTAGCTAATGACGAAAACGTAGTGTTGAGAAACTTTGGTATTAGAGCAACTGAAGCACACGTTATAAAGCTTTCTGATGACCAACGTAACTTTACATGGGCTTCTAATGGCAAGAAATTAATGACAATACCATTTGATGAAAATCCTTATTCAGCATTTGCTGCTTTTTTAAAGACAGATGAAGGTGTAGAAATATACAAGTCTATCGAGAAAAAACTAAAATAACAGGTAATTATAATAACAGGCGATCACTTATGTGGTTGCCTGATTATTAAAATAATAAAATTAACATGGCAATAAACGTAAATCAGGTTTACAGTACTGTATTAACAATACTAAATAAAGAACAAAGAGGATACATTACTCCTGACGAGTTTAATAAAATAAGCACTCAGTCTCAGTTAGAAATTTTTGAACAATATTTCGAAGATCTCAACCAACAGTTACGTGTGCCACAAGCCGATGTAGATTATTCTGATAGAATAGAAAATATAGACGAACGAATAGCTATATTTAAAACTTTTGGTGATGCTACATATGACAACACTACCACTCCAACAAATCCCTTTTGGAATTTACCAGCTATAGATAGTTATGGTAATACAATTATATATTCAGGCGTTGAACCTGTAAACCCACCTTTTCCTTCAACAACAGTTTCTTTTTATAGAATAGGAACGGTAACTTATAACTTTTCAAGTAATCCTGTAGAAATACAAAGACTACAAAGAAGTGATTATTATCAAATACAAAGATCTCCACTCACTAGAGCTACAAATAGCTTTCCTAATTATCTTTACGAAAACAACAAACTTTACATCAGCCCAAGTACAATAATAAGTGCTGGAGATATAACAGTAGATTTTGTAAGAAAACCTAGGAACGTTGTATGGGGTTACTCTTTAGGTCAAGTTGGTCAATACATTTATGATCCAGCTACATCTCAAAACTTTGAATTATCAGAATCTGAACAAACTTCTTTAATAATTAAAATATTATTATACTCAGGAGTTATAATTAAAGATCCTCAACTTATACAAATAGCAGCTGCTGAAGAACAAGCTATAGAAGTAAATCAAAAAAGTTAATAAAAAATGGCAATACAACCACCTAACGACGGACTAGTAACTGAAACTGCACAACAGTATTTTCAAGGCTCACAAGGCTATAGAGCAGACGCAGGAAATACAGCTGGGCAATCTTTTGCTACAAGCTTTAACACAGATCTTTATTTAGGCGACTGGGATCCAGCAGGTGCAAGTTATGGTTTAAATAATTTTAAAATATATACAAGCCCCACGGCAATACCAGGAACGTGGGTGGAATGGGTTACGGCTTTTACAGTTACAAATGGTAAAACAATAACTCTTACTGCGGCACCTGGTGCAAACCAGTTTATAGTTGTACAATTAACTATATTAACAGGTGGTAAATACGCTACTACAGAAGCTCAAAAAGCATATGGACAAGCGACTGAAGATAACTACGGTAACTATCAATACACTAAACTTAATGATGTAATTAATAATTTTTTAGTTGCGTATGTTGGTGCGGGTAAATTAATACCTAGTGTAAAAAGAACTGACTTAATATTCCATGCTAAAAGAGCTTTACAAGAATTTAGTTATGATACTTTAAAAAGTATTAAATCAGCAGAGCTAGAGATACCACCAAGTTTAACTTTAGTAATTCCTCAAGACTTTGTAAACTACGTTAAATGTTCTTGGGTGGATAGACTAGGTGTTTTACACCCTATATATCCTGCTAACAATTTAACAATGAGTCCTTATTATACACAAGCTCAAGACTCAGCGGGTATACCAACTCAAGATAGTTATGGCAACGACATAGAAACAGAATCAAAAACACAAACTAGATGGCATGAGGCTAACACTAATCTTATTAATGGAATCTTTAATGCAAACGATTTTACTAATGATATGTGGGCTTACAACTGGGGTATGTTTGGAAACAGTGGGGGAAGTGTTGGTCAGCAATACGGTTTAGATCCTCAGTTTATGCAGGCTAATGGCTGGTTTAACTTAAACGAAAGAAAAGGTAAAATGTCTTTTTCAGCTAGTCTAGTAGGTAAGCTTATAATTCTTGAATATGTTTCTGATGGATTAGCCTCAGATATGGATACTAAAGTTCCTAAGCTGGCAGAAGAAGCTATGTATGCTCATATTATTCACGCAATACTAGCTAGTAGAATAAATCAACCTGAGTATGTAATACAAAGATTACGTAGAGAAAAAAGTGCTAAACTAAGAAATGCAAAACTAAGATTATCTAACGTTAAACTGGATGAAATAGTTCAGGTTATGAGAGGTAAATCTAAATGGATAAAATCATAATAAATGGCAGAAGTTAAAAATGCTTTTATAAAGTCCAAGATGAATAAAGACCTGGATGACAGGTTAATACCATCGGGAGAATATCGAGACGCACAAAATGTTCAGATCAGTAGATCAGAAGGTTCAGATGTAGGAGCATTGGAAAATGTACTAGGTAATAAAGAAATATTATTTTCAAGCAGTCAAGTTAGCTTTGCTACTCTTGTTGGCGCTCCTAATATAAAATGTATTGGTCAATTTGTTGACGAAAATAAAACAACTATATATAGTTTTTGGACTGATTACTTTGATGTTCAAGCTGACAATAGAATTATATATAGTCCTACAGCTAAAAACTACATTCTTGCTTATAGCACGAGTGGTAGTGACAACTACAAGGTTTTAGTTGAAGGTGCTTTTTTAAACTTCTCACAAACAAATCCTATTATAGGTGTTAACATTATAGAAGGTCTTTTATTCTGGACAGATAACAGAAACCAACCAAGAAAAATAAATGTTAATTTAGCCAACACAGCTCTAAATCCTTCAGCAACTTATGCTGTGCCAACCTACTATACGGTAGAAGACTCTATAT